GCTCCTAGCGGTGAGGTTCTCAAAAACTTGACTGAACTAGCCAAGAACTTGGAGGTATTGCGTAAGCACATAGGTCAACCGATTAGAGTTACCTCTGGGTTTAGATCACGGGAGCATAACAAGAAGATAGGCGGAGCAACTAATAGCTTCCATGTGCTAGGCATGGCTTCGGACATCCAGGTTGATAAAATGTCTCCTGAACAAGTAGCAAAGGCAATCGAGTTATTGATTGCAGAGGGTAAGATGAAGGAGGGCGGATTAGGAATATACAGAACATGGGTTCATTATGATGTTAGAGGAACTAAAGCACGCTGGAAAAAATGAAAGCAATACTAGAATTTGATTTGCCTGAGGACAACACAGACTTCCAAGCAGCAATAAACGGACATAACTATAAGAGTGCCATTTGGAACTTTGACCAATTGCTTCGTTCTGAAATGAAGTATAAGGAATTATCTGACGAGACCTACAAGGCTTACAAGTATTGCCGTGAGGAGTTAAGAAAGATACTTGAAGAAGACAACTTATTTATCGAACAATAATGCCACTACCAAAGCCTAAGCCTGCGGAGACACAAAGTGAGTTTATCTCACGATGCATTGTCGACCCAATTATGGAGCGAGAGTTCCCTGAAAGTAAACAAAGAGCTGCTGTATGTTATTTTCAATACACCAATGGAGGATCAAAGAATTAAAATAGCTATTGTTTCTTTTCTTGCAGGGGTAATCTTAACCTTTGTGGTTTACCCTAGACACGAGCAAGAGACTGTCTACAAGTTTGAAACCGTGACAAAAACGGACACTTTGTTTGTCGACAAATTGTCGACAGTTTACATCCCTAAAACAACGATAAAAACCGAAGTTTTAAGGGATACAATCCTAATCGATTTTAAGCCACAAATTAGCCTGTTTAAGACCACTATACCTTTCGAGTATGGTAATACATATCTGAGCGGAGAAGTCCTCGGAGAAGTGCTTAAAATGACCGCTACGAACGACTATAAGATACCTGTGGTAACAAATACGATTACGGAGACAAAAACAGAGACAATCGTGGTAAAACCGAAGGGAATTTACCTAGGTGCAGGAATGAATTCTTTAATGCAGCCAAATGCTAAAGTTTCCTACTTGGACAACAAGTATTTGTTCGAGTATCAGTACCAACCATTGCAGAAGATACATCAGATTGGAGTGAGTAAAAAGTTATTCTAAAGGTTAACAAAAGTTCCCAATCTGTGAACTTATAAGTACCCAAGTAGCATACCGTAGGATCTGCTCTTGGGTCATTATTTATTATACAATTCGGATATTTTCCGAATTACTTATTTAGGTTTGACAATATCTTTTAGCTGATTAAAAATAGCCTCTGCATTGTCTCCCCAATACATATCACATTTTCCGTCTTTAATTGGAGGTTCTAAGAAATAGCTTTGCCAATCGCTAGGCTCTGAGGTATAGCGATAACAAGTTTCTTTGTAGGGACAATCTGTCCCCAGGCATTTTGCGATATCAGGGCTCATTTGTATGTTTGGTTGTAGTATTTTTCTGCATGATATTCTCTATCACTATCCCCTATTCCAAATTCAATATCTAAATCAGTAAAATCATGGTTAATCCCATCTGCATAACCATTTATTAATTGCTCCTTTTCCATCTCTTTAGCTTCCATTAAAATCTTAAACCAAGCTAACTTATCTTTAGGTGTTTCCCATAGCTGGTCAAACATCCAATCTGTTGCCGTCTGTTTCATTTTTGTTCAATTATTTTAAGCAATACTAAATATCCAATCAAATCGTTTACCACATCCTCATCGTCTTTCTCCAAGCTTCCATTTTTGATTCGCTTTAGCTTGTCATCGATGCGGATCAGTAGTCCTTCTTTTGCGGACAACTGACTAAATACTCCTAGAGGCTCTAATGCTGAGTTGCCGTACTTACGATTCTTGTCGATAAGCATTTTCTGAATCTGCTCAAGAACTTCTTCTACCTGGATTGCGAATGGAGGTTTCATGCGTGTATCTTTAAAAACTCAATCCACCATTTAACTAAACAGGTCGTGAGCAACAGAGACAAAATTATAATTGATGTCTTCTTTAAGTAGCTTTTCTTTATCATAGTATTGCTTGAACGAGATAAACCTATCTCCTTTTAGATATTGGCTAGTTCTAAACTTAGACCTTCCTTTCTTAATCAGTAAGCCATCTCCAAACAGAACATAGAACTCGTTTTCAGCAACTAATTCGTTAAACTCTAGGTACTCAATCCACCAATCACTAGGTTTGCGGTTTTCATCGAGTACCTTGGTCGCAGATAGGTATCCAAAGGGATTGAGTACTTGAGCTTCTTCCATGTTATTTAAAGAATCGTTTAATTACACTTTCTTTCTGTTCCTTGTGCAAATAAAGCTTTTGTCTTAATATTTCAATAAGTTCAATAGCTACATGGTTTTCTATTTCGGCTATATTTTCTTTATAGTCAATAACCAAGTTTCCTGTTTCTGAATCGACATAAAAGTCCAACTCTTCGTATTTATATTTAATCATTATCTGTAATTGTGGTGTAAGTGTCTAGTTATCAGTTGTAGCTTGATAACATATCTAGGATTCTCTAGCAGTTCTGTAAGCCTAGGCTCTACCATTCCCATGAAGTGGTTAAATAATATCTCTCCTGCTTCTGGATGGTCTTCCATGTCTGGATCAGCTTTAATTCCGTTTCTCTCACAGAATACGCAGGATCGTACCGCTCTTTTAATCTGTTCCTTTGAGTATTTCATCAATCAAGATGTTTAAGTAAGTGACGAAAATAGCAAGTACCAATGCAAACATCCCTAGAGACTTAGAAATCAAATATAGGCAGGTCATAAAACCCCATGCTACATTTATAAATTTAAGTAACTGCCAAAGATGCCTTTTCATTTCGGTGTAAATTTAATAGGATGTGATATTTCATTTCCATTAAAGTCTAATAGTTTGCCGTTCATTTCAAAGTGTACCTCCATGTGTTTATTCTTATAGTTCTGAATTAGCAGCTTAATTTTCTCTTGAACATCTTCAATGGAGAGAAACTCTCCATATCCGATGTCTTGCCATTCTGTGAATTCGTTGAACTTATTGATAAACCTACGCTTCAGAATAAAGTTAGAATGGGAGGTCGTTGCTTTCTTTCTCGGCATACTGAGGTTTAGATTGATGTGCTTGCTTTTTCTCTACCACCATCGCTGGTTTACCATCAGACCAAAATACTTTTCCTGATCCTGTCCAGAACTTCTGCTTTTTAGCCTCTCTGTCCTCTTTAGTCTGAGAGACATAGGACTGAACATTCTGTCCGTAATCGTTCGCCTCATCGTTCATGGAGATGGTTAGTGAGACTCCTTTTAGACCCTTTGCTTTAACTGTGCTTAGTAGGGTTTCTAGTGTTTCCTGCTTGAGGAAGATTTCTGATAAATTTGCCATTTTTTTTGTTGTTTTTGGTTTGTCTTGTAATATTAACTTATTGATTTATTGGATTCAAGAAAATTATGATATTTTTCATAGAAGTCAGCAAAGTTTTTTACTATCCAGTACTGACCTCCAGACTTTTCTATGGCCTCTTGGTAGACCTTCTGATGCTCTGACTGCCTATCTCTGCCTATCTTAACCTCTATCTTTACCGATCTTCCAAGGATTGTAGCTGAAATATCTGCTGATCCTTTGGTTGCCGTTGACTTGCCCCATGTCATGGAGCCAATGGTCTTGGTTCTTCCTATGACATCGGTGACTTGCTTTCGGTTGTCGATAGGTCTACCCATAGTATTGATACGCTCTGCCTGGAATCCACTAAGCTCTAGGAACTCCTTGACGCACTTGGTCAGTCCATTGGCTGTCTTATCCTCGTACTTAGGTGCTGATATAGCATACTTAGGCACATTAGGATAAGATTCTAGCATGGACTCCTGCTTGAGTTGTTTAAGAATGTCAAGTGGTTTCATATAGATAGTTGCTTATCAAGTTGATTGTACTGCTCGATTGCCTTAAATATCTGATAAACTACTTGGGGAACTATTGCGTTTCCTCCTGCTTTGATTGACTCGTTTCTCCATTTAGGAAAGGTAATAGAGTCCAATCTGTCGGAAAGCCCATCATCTCCATCACAAATTGGGGGGCAAGTTGGGAATTTTTCCCATCTGCTGAATTCATTGTTGCCCAACTTCCCAAATCGTTTGTTTCTCCCCTTCCTCTGTTTATCAATGATTCCTTGCTCCCACTCCCCAATCTGTCCGATGCTGTTGGAGTCGGAAGCATCGATATTTTCTTTGCATATTCCGATGGACTCATTGTCCTTCCTTTCCCAAATTCCTCTGAACGTGGTATCTCGTTTGCTCTTGGAGTTGAAAGCCACAAACCAAACCCTGTCCCTTCTGTGTGGAGCGTTGACGCTTGCAGCTGGAAGTACATACGGTTGTACTTCGTACCCTTGAGCTTCCAAGTCAGCTTGCACCTCGTGGAATACCAACCCTCCATCCCAATTAACAAGTCCGAGAACATTTTCGCCCACGACCCATGTCGGTTGAATTTCTCGTATTGCTCTAAGCATTTCGGGCCATAAATGGCGTTCATCCTCTTTGCCTTTTCTTTTTCCTGCCATTGAGTAGGGTTGGCATGGGAATCCACCGGTAATGATGTCAATTGTTCCTCTGTGAATAGAGAAATCTGTCTTTGTGATATCATGATATGATATTGCTTTAGGCCAATAATAATTTAAAACTTTTTGTCCGAAGGGATTCCATTCGCAATGAAAAACATTCTCCCACCCCATCCATTCGGAGGCTAAATCAAAGCCTCCTATACCGCTAAATAGTGATCCGTGTCTCATCTTAAAACGGTAAATCAAAAGCCTCCAAATGCAATACAGGAGTCTTATAGTCTGTGCCGAATCTAGACATATATTCAAATGCAAGAACCCTATTTGCTTCTCTCATCTTTAGCCAAATCCCTTGGGTGTAGGTCTTATCATAGTCCCCAGGTCTCTGCTCCATGTACTTATCCCAAAATACTTCAAATGGGATTTCTGATACTTCGTCTAGTGCTTCAATCATTGTTCTAGGTTTTTAAATGTGATTGGATATTGACATAGGTATGGAATTACCGATTCTAGCTTAGCAAACTTTATGTATGCACCATTGACATCAAGAGCCTTAATCTGGTGTATAAGAATCTTTGGCTCTCCTTTTACTTGGTCAAATGAGTATCTAACAATCTCAAATGACCCTAACTCTTTTCCGTTAATTATCATTTCTTTAAGTGTTTATAAATCGTGGTTCTACTAACATTAAGTAACTCTGCTAACTCAGAGCGGTTAAAATCTGGTATGGTCTTGTGGATCATCTCGATTTTCTTTTCTATGGACTCATTCTTCATCGAGCGAATAATCTCACTAAGCTCATTAGACTCTAAGCTACTGACCTTAATCTTTTTAGACATGGCAATGAAGTAGTTACTCAACTTCTCTGCCTTGAGCAAACTTTCCTTAGTAACAAAGTCAAAGTCCTTCCCTGTCTCAAAAGAAGTCAAGGTATTAATCAGCATAGCAAATCTAGGTACATAAGCCTTCTGCTTACTCAACATCGACTTTACATATTCCGATATGTCATCAGAGTTCTGCAAGTCTGTGATGTTATTAAATATCCGCTCCCACTCAATATCTGCTTGGCTATCAAATCGAATGATTCGACTCTCAATCTCTCCAAACTTATTGTACTGCAACACCTGAGTCCGAACTAGGTTATAGAACTGACTTATGTAAGCCTCATACCAATCCAATATTTCTTGGTCTATGGAGTTCTTGTTGTAATGCTCAATCTCCTTATCAGGATAGCTAACAAGCAATCGGTCTAAGAACCCATTGTCTTTGTTTTCCATAGTGGATATCTGCGAGAATATACCAGGCTGAATACCACCAAGCACAGGAATCAAAGGACTCTGCACAAAGCTACTCTTTGCAGTCTTGCGTGTAAGAATCGCTGCTTGGTTAGACCAACAGGAGAGCCAAAACTCAAGATCAGAACCAGGCTTGTACTTGTTCATGTCCTTAATCCATCCGTTCAGCTCATCCTTGAATACTGCAATTCCTACTTGATTTTCCTCATGCAAATCCGCTAAGGCTTCGACAGTAATATCATTTACTATCAACTGCTTTCTCACAGGCTCCCTAACTTCCTCCACATCTTTCTTCTCCTTAGCAGTCAATCGCTCATACTCCTTGTACTTCTTATACTCGTTCTGAAAGTGCTTAATTTCAAAACTATTCTTCTTAGAAATCGGGAAGATGATGGCATTTATACTAGGGGTCTTACCTAGTCCAGCCTTACCAATCAATCCAATCCAAATGTTGCAAGACTCTCTCCAACCTGTTTTAACTTCCACCTTGCAAGCGTTACCAATGCAAAGCGACAGAAGCCAAAGCAAGCTACATCCCATGTAGTCAATAGAATGATTAAGTGTTTTCTGATTTAACAGAATATAACTCTGTATTGACTCTGGAAACACATCAATCGGAAATATCAAGTCTTCCTTGGGAATCTCAATCTTCTCAATCTCTACCTTGCGAATCTTTCGCTCTCCGTATCCTTCCTTGTAGAGTTCCTTAGCAGCAGCAGAGTAGTCCCCATTAAAGTACTTGTAAGCGTAGATACTAAACGGAGTCAAAGGGCTCTCATGAGGGTAAATCGTGGCCGTAGTAAAGAGATAACACAGTCCAGTATCCTTGTATATAAATCCATGCAAGGCATCCTTAGAATTAGTTTTTCTTATCACTATTCGGTCAGTCAAGTGCTTAACTGCGGTAAACTCATTTGCAATCAAGTCCAAGACTCTGTTTCTCTGATTGTAATCCTCCCAAGGGGTCAATCCGCTATACTCTGTATTTTCCACCTTGACTTCCACCTTGGCTTCATCGTAGTGGAAGTATCTGCATAGGCTAAAGAGAATGTCTCGCTCCTCCTCTGTAATCTCCTGGATTTGCTCATAAGACATCTCCGATACTTGGTTGTCATAGATATAGATATATCCACCCGTGCCCCTAGTTTCAATTAAGGCTTGAGAATGTCCCTTGAGAGTTGCAAGCTTTCTGTTGCCTTCAACTTTAGAGCATCTATATATAATATGATAACCTGAGTTTATAGTCTTATATATAACAAACTTTCTATTAAAGTCATCAATATGATCAGATATAAAGGACACAAACTCACTCCAAAACTTCTTTCCATCTTGAATGGTTGGAAATACCTTTAAGTCTACATCTATACACTCAACATTATAATAACCTGTTATAATACCGTACCCTTTGGTCTTGGCTTCGAGCTTCTCTAATTCTGACTTTTCTATCTTTTTTGTCTGGTACTCCT